GGAGGTTCAGGCAATGGTGTTGATGGTGGCCTGACATCACCGTTCTGTTCAGCGGTCCTCATTACCTGCCGAACCTTCTCTTCCCTGCTGGGGATGACTGGCTCTTCAACGACTGGTTCTGCAGCCTTGGGCGCCACGGGTGTCGCCTCCCCGGCTTCGATCAACTGACGACGAATGCGATCAGCAACAACCTTGACCCTGGCTCCAGCTTCGATCTGTTCGGCGCCTTCGTTCAGCATCTCGCTGACAGGGCCATCCATATATTTGTTGGCGTCGAACTCAGCCAGCAATGCAGCGGTGTCATCCGCCAGCGTTCCGGTTGCCGTCTTGTCGATTTCATTGCCAACCTCTTGCAAGCGATTGGCATTGCTCGCCGTTCGCTTCATCAGGTTCTTGTCGGCCACCAGATCCTTGCGAATCCGTGCAGCCAGCTCACCCTTCTGAACCATCAGGTTCAGACTTTCAACGCCCATCAACTTTTCAAGGAAGCCGCCCTGATCGACTTCAATTGTTGGAGCAGACCGGGCCTGCTGCAACACCTCGTTAAAGGTGCTGCCTGTCATGTCACGCGATTGCAGCGCCTTATATGCCTGCTGCATTCCGGCCTCGTCAAGACCGCTGCCGCCCAGGGCCAGGGCCTTGCCTTTGCTGACGATGCCATCAACTGCATCTTGAAAGATGTTGCCTGGCAGCTTGGATAACGCCATGCCTTCAGTGGCCAGCCCTGACTTCAGTGGCATCCCATCCACTGTGAGTTGGGCTAGATCCGTAATGCCCGAGTCGCGCATGTACTTGGCGGCATCAAAAGCGGTCCCCTTGTTATCCGCAATGTTGGCGATTGCTCCTTTGGCGCGAGCTATTTCAGCTTTTGGAGCATTGATGTACTTGACTGGCAGAGAAGGAATGCCCAACTTGTCTGCCTTGGCCAAGCGGTTGTGGCCATTGACGACATAGGTCTTGCCATCCATTGGATCAGTCCAGACCTGGATGATCCCTTCCATGTCCTCATTCCATACCTCAACGCCATCAAGCGAGTTGCCTTTCTGTTGGCCCTGGTCGTCAACGCCTTGCTTGAACTGGAACCGCTTCGGATCTACTTCGATATGACTGGTCAGCAGCGTTGGCTGACCCATCAAGCGGGATGGCATCACCGTGCGGCCCTGGGCCTCTAGTGACCTGATGCCATCGAGAACATCAAGCCGATCAAAGGTGTCAGGAGACTTGCCAGTCAGCTTGGTGATCTCTGTCGCTAACGCTGGGCTGTTGGCTGGATTGGCCAGTGACCGCAACGTCTGCGTTGGTACTGAGCTGAACCGCTGCTCCATTGGAACATCGGCATTCGCCAAGTTCTCCTTGGGAGCAGCTGACATCTCATAAGAGACGTCATCACGGATGGGTGCGCCGGAGTTCCGAGCGGTGATCTCCTCGACGATCTCAACGGTGCTTTCGCCGGCTTCCTGCCGTTCGATCACCTCATCAAGTTCAACATCATCAAGCTGCGCTTCGATGACTTCTTCCGCTGCATCCGATTCCAGCTTTCCTGGATCTGGTGCCAGACCGTTCTCTTCCCTAAAGGCTGCTTCTGCTTCTTCTAAGGACTTGAACTGTGGTGGGCCCTCTGCTGGATCAGTGATCTCACCAGCAGCTACCTGCTTGTCGCGGATCTTTTGACGTCGTGTCTTTGCGTTATTGGCAACGACCGCCCTACGTGTGGACTTAAGGCCTTTCTCCACTCCCTTGATTCCACCAAAGACAGCCATTGCTGCTGCAAAGTTTGGGGCCAAAGCCGCAAATGATGACTCGGTTCTGCTTTGGCCGGGGTTCACCGGATCAAGCTGCTGAACCAAGTCGTTTGGCATACCGAGCAGCCCAAGGATTTGGACAGCACTGCCGTCAGTGTTGTTATCGAGGAAGGTGCTTGGAATTTCGTCAGCAGCGTTGGCAAGAGCTACACGACCAGTCGCTCCAAGGAGTGTCTTCGCCTTAGTTGGATCAATGGCCCTCAATGCCTTCATCAGCCAAGGGAACTTGGTTCCAAGGAAAGCGCTGCCCTGAAGCTTTGCTGAAGCTCCCATCGTCAGAACTGCCAGAGCGCCATTCAGCACCAACGACGCACGCATGTCGTCACCGTTCAGCTCGTCCTCGGTCATCTCCGAGGGTGGCCTAAAGCCGTTAGCCCTGTACTGGGCATCAAGCTGTTCGTCCAGGTAGGCCTCGCCGCTTGTGTCAAGACCGCCTAGCCCAACAAGACTTGGCAGATCCACCACAGCCTTGACGGCGTTAGTCGTGGCCTTTGCTCCACCCAGCTTCAACGTGTCAGCGAGAGGGTTTGGACCTGGCAACCCAATCGGATTTGTAGCTTTATCAATTAATAAGCTCTGCACCCGCGTCGCAGCAGTCGTTGGGTTTGAAAACTGCTTGCGCTCAAACTCGATGTCATTCCTGAGGTTGTCGATCCCGCCCAAGAAAGGGTTGTACCGACCAGCTACTTGCTCCCACCAAGGACGGCTTGCTCGCTCATCTTCTGGCGCAGGCTTCCTTTTCGCTGGTTCTGCCGTAGCGACAGGAGCCGATGGAGCTGCAACCTCAACATTTGGGTTGTCCTCAACCTCTTCGTTAGATACCCACTGGTTGGTCTTGGAGTCGAATACGAAAGGCATGATCAGCGGCTCCGATAAAAGGTGTCAATTAAACGAAGGATTCGGTCGTGCTCTTCAACACCAACAGGGATGTCCATCGACATGCCGTTGTAATGACCTGGGTCTTGGTGAACAGGGGCGACTGAACCCCACGGCTTAAATTCCGTAATTGGAACGCCGTTGCTCTTAAGGAAATTGGCCAAGGCCAAAGCTGTTTGCTGGTCTGGTGCTCCGTGGTGAACGTGGTCGTTCCCCCAGCTGTGGTTTTTGTCGTAGCCATTGCGGCCCTGGATCCCATGCAGCGTTTGAGTCATGCCATCAGCTGACTTGCCGAACCCTGTCGTTGCGATGTACTGACTGCTGGGTACAACCTGAAGCGGCTGCGCTCCAGAAGGTGCCGCCCGGGTTGCCGCAACTGCTGGAGCTGTGCCCGTCAAGATGTTGAACAGTGCGTTTGACGCATAAGCCAAGGGGCTGACAGGGGCTGGCGCTGCAGAAGCAATTGACTCAGCAGCGCCTTGCTCAATACGAGCGACCTTCTGAACCTTCTGCCTCATGCCATCAGGGATTGGCAGTCCAAGCAGATCGGCCTGCTTGATCAGAAACTCTCCGGTCGTCATCCCGCTAGCGCGAGCTGCACGCTTGACGTTTGCCGGGATTGGCTTGCCGTTGGCTGCCTGCAGCAGCAGAGCCGTGGTGTCCTTCTGCCCGTAGACAGGCTTCCCTGTTTGCAGTGCTGCTTCAGGGACGGCTTGGCCTGGCGAGTAAAACGACAGCGGCTCTGGCTTGGGCTCACTGGTCTCTGGCTTGTCTGAATTCCGTGGGCGTGGGGTGCTCGTCGTCGGAGCTGGGGCTGGCTGATTAGGGGTGGTGGTTGATGTTGTCTTGAAGGAATCCATCAAGGCTTCGTCCTTTGTGATCTTATCCATCACCTCGCTGGCGATACTTGCCTGCTCCGCAGGGTTTAACGGCGCACCATTCTTTGCGGTTCGAGAAAGGATTTCATTGACAATCTGTTCTTGAATGTAATTAGAAGCGCGAACGATAGTCTCGGCTTCGTTTGGCTTTTGAGCCATCAAATACGTCATCAATGGCAGCCCCTGCGCCTTTGCCATTTGGATCATTGCCATGTCACCTTCTGGGACTACTTTTAAAGCAATTTGCTCTGCCCCCTTGGAAACGTTGCGACTGACCACCCCAGCATCAATCATGCCTTTGGCTTCAGATCGCTTGCGGTCACGGAGCTGTTGCCATCTTGTTCTGAGTTCTTGCTTGGCTTTTCGTGGTGCACCAGCAATCATCTCCTGGAATCTTTGGCCCATCTTGGCCTCATCCCAGTCGCTGCCTATTAGATATTCAGCGCCTGCCAAAAATTCATTTACAGGGCGAGAATCAAAAGAAAGCTCCTTGAAGTCTTGGGCAGTCCTGCCACGATCCGCGACCAACTCTGCAAGCTCGCTATCACTTAGATCTGCATATTGAGGGTCTTGGCGCATCTGTGCATACAAAACAGGCAGCTGCGAAGGATCCATGTCGAGATCGCCAACCATGCCGTCAAGGTTGGTTTCAGCTACTTCCAGCAGTTGATCCCTGTTGTTGTCGCGGATCGTCTTCAGATCCCTGCTGATTTCTGCTGTCTCTGAACGAATCTCGTTCTGATAAAACTGGCCAATTGGGATGTCCATCCCGTTTGCATCAGTAACGCCGCTGGGCATGTTCTGCAGAACACCCAATGCAGCAGCAGCCTGCTGCCGACGGGGGTTCTTGAGGTCACCCTGGATGGCCTGTAGATCGCCAACCGTTTGCATGATCGCGGCTTGGATCATCTTGTCCGGCTCACCAGTCACCCCGAACTGAGCCCCAAACTGATCCCTAACAGCGCTCCACCGCTCTGGCGTCGTCCGTGGATCAAACAGCAACCCAGTCATTACGGCTGAAGCCTGCCTGACCCCGACATTCTTTTGATATGCCGTGTAGCCCTTCAGCTGTTGGGCACTAAGCCATTCACTACTTCTATTGATCTGAGGCAATACATATTGCTGGAAGCCAGGACTGAACTCATCCAGCTGAAACATGTCAGCCAGACGAGTCGTAACCCGTGACTTGACCTGCAAGATCGCAGGATCGCCAGGGTCAAGCTTGGACAGATCACCGCCTTTCTTTACCCATTCGGCTTCAAACAACCGAGGCGTCAATGTCGCGACAAATTGACTGGCTTGATTGACGCGACCAGCCTGACGGAATGGGTTGGCCTCATCCATCAGAACCCCCGCTACAGGGTTCTCACGACTCAGCTCTCGGTTGTCCTCTGCATAAGCCAATCCCTTTGCAATGGTGTCGCGGTTGACGTTGGCCGCGGCCTTCAGGATTTCGTTCTGGCCACGTCTGTACTGATCAGACGCATACGCCTCTACGCCAACGTCGTAAAGCTTGGACAGTGGCTTCAACGCATCAGCCAGTTCCTCGAACGAGTTGACACCTTGAACGTCTCTTTTCCCGCCACCCTGAAAAGACCTGACCTGTTTGACCTGCGGCAACCTGGCCAGCTGGGTTGGTGCTGCCGGGGTTGGGTTGGCGTCGAACTGAAGAAAGGTATCGACGGGTCTAGCCGATGGGCTGAGCTTTCCGTCTTGCAGCCGTTGTGGTGCGGCCATTAGCGTTTCCTCCCTGAGTTGGTCCACGACTTGGCCATGCCGTAGGTGCCAAGCGCAGCGTTTGTGGCGTTAAGAGCAGAACCAAGGAATCCAGTCGTGGCGCTTGGCCCAGCTCCGGTAAACGACGGGCCTGCTGGATTAATCAACGTCGCCAATGGAGCAAATGGTGCAATTGGATCCATCACGTTCTGTTGCTGATACAGCTGCTGGCTGTTGTATCGATTCAGATATGTCGCGATTTGCCCTGCTTGTTCTTTCGTGTATTGCCGAGTTCGGAATTGATCATTCATCTGTCGCATCGTTTCCATATCCCCCACCTGCCGCGCGTAATCATTGATATATCGATCAACACTTCTGCCTTCCTGCATCGTTGCCGAAACTGATGCTTGAGCACGCAAGGCTTGCTGCTTGTATTGCATCATCGAAACGGCATCTGCCATCGACTGCTGCTGGAAAGCATCAGCGATTGCACTCGACTGCTGACTGTAATCAGCCATTGCCGAAGTTCTTGTTCGAGCAACAACCTCCGCTTGGTTGATGGATTTAGCCAGCTCGTACTGACGCATCTGGCTTGCGTAAGCCAGGTCTTGCCCGTAGTTGACCTGTTCCTGATAAAAGGAATAAGAGCTATTTAGGTCGGCAGTACGGGCCTGATTGCTTGCAGTCCAGCGAGCAAACTCCTCGCTAGCCCTTTGCTGCGCCCTTTGGTTGGTGTACTCCTGCTGTTTTGCCTGATTGCCAAGAAACCCTTGGAACATCGACAGGCCAAACTGCCCGCCAGCCATCATCAATGGCGTGATTACGACCATTAGTAGTTCCTCCAGAAATCACAGAACAAAGCAGCCGATGGGCCATAAGGCCTCGGAGTGTCAATCGTGAAGCCCAAATACTTGAGCCAACGAATTGACTCAGTGTTTTTGGAATACACCTGATTGAAAAGCGGGGCTTTCAATTCTTCGAGGCACGAATCAACCCATTTTCGCCCTTCGACGCATAACTGCCGGCGCCCTCTTCTGGTTTCCGTTAATCGGTCAGTTCCAAGCATCCAGATCCGTTGCCCTACGACCCCGCAGAGACCACACGGTTCGCCGTCATCCGTCGCCATGCCGCGAACAATATTGGACTGTGACCACGACTCAAGAACAACCTCTTGAGCTGAACAGCTGTAACTGAGGAGCAGCTCCTGCAAGTCGTCATGCCTCAGGTTGTCTGCGATATGCGTGACCTGATCAGTGTTTGGCTTGTAGATCCACTGCATCAGCTCGCCCCCGAACGGCTAGTCACCATGCCGATCCATTCGCAAGTGCTGAACTTGGATGGATGCGGGGTGTCGTTCAACAGCTCCACTAGGACTCGATCGCCTCGGCCCATTATCGGAATGTTGAATACGCCCTGGTATTTGATTTGTATGTCGCCATTGAATGAACTTGCCGGTGGTGTTCCTACCGATGAGTTACGGACAGCCAGCACCGTGCCGTCATACACATAGACCCCTGGCTCTCTGCCTTCTGGGATCGTCTTGACCCGGAAGAATCCAGTTTCGTGATAACCAAGCTTTGCCTGTCTCACCTGTGTACGGACGACATTGCGAACGGCCTTGCCGCCACCAACGTCAGCCATCAATTTGAAACGGCTGAACCTATACCTGAACTCATATTTCTCACCCGCCCAGACTTCTTCTTTTGACCAGTCGCCACGCGCCTCGATCTTGTTGGAATCAGTCGTGCTGCCAAGCAAGACGGGGCCAGGCTTATTGACCTGCGTCATGTTGTAGGCCGACCAGACCTGGACTTCATTGGTCGCTGTATAGGGCAGCTCAAACGTGGTCTTGCCAGTCGCCTCGCTGTAAGTACCTTTGGCCATTCGCAGCGCTGTCGGTGTCGCCGCTGTGGTGCTGACCAGCCGATCCAGCAGCATTGGATATGGAGCGTTGATCGCTACCTGCTCTCGATCAAGAACAGGGATCTGTTCGAGGTAGACGTCAGCCCCGTATCGCATCAAGCAATAAAGGGTCTCTCGAATGCAAACGATCTGCAGAACTTCGTCAGCGCCAAACTCCCAATAAGACCAGCTGTTCTGAGCGCGTTCTGCTCCGTTGCCGGTATTTCGCAGGAACCACTTATAGACATAGATGCGCTTGCGGTAATCAGCGCCAAGCATCTGTGACGACGAATCCCTGCCGCTAATCAGGAATGAAGCATTGCCCGTGTCATTCACGGTCAGCTTGAAGCAGTTATCAGGGATGTAAGAGCTGATATACCCAGTCAAGTCCGACGCATCTGCTGTCAACGCCGTGCCTGCCCCACGAACAGCAAACTCCCGCATCTGTGACCACTGGCCATTGGTCTGCAGGAAGAAGATGCCGCCGCCAGCTTGCTGTGGCCTGACATTTGTATCGACGTCGAACTGCGTCAATGATGTGATCTGAGCTGTTGCTGGTGTCAGCACAGTTTCAGCAGCGTTGAACCTGTACTGGATTTGAGCTGAGAACAGGATCAGTTCATCCTGATACGGGACCGCATATTTAAGGACTGAGACTCTGTTGTTAGAAGCCACAACATCGATAGGGTCAGTGTCAAGAACTGTCGTAACGGTCTCGGGGAAGAACTCAAAAAACTCTCGAACCCGCGAGAGGACAACGTTCTCGTCAGAAAGGAACCCAAGGCGGTTTTTATAGATGAAAATGTCATTAATCGGAAAGCCAACAAACGAAGGATCAGGGGCTGTGTCGTAATCACCAGAGATACGTTCTCCCCAGGTTTTGACGCCACCAGGGATTCCGCTGACGTTCTGGCCATTAACAGGTCCAAACCAGAAGTCATCGTTCCCAGTGCGCACAAGCGCGTGGGGCATTGTTAATGGATTGAACTTGTATTCAACCCCTGGAGCAACAGTTTCCTCCCATGCGCCTTCACCGAAACTGCCACTACGAGGCTCAAATTCGATGTAGTAATTATCAAAATTTGTACCAGGGTCTCCACTGATATTGATCTGGTATCCAACTGGCGCAATCGTTGGCAGCTCAGTGAAGATCTGAACTGTGTCCAGAATTGCCGTCAGCGTTGCGTTTGCTTTTGCGTCAACTGCAGAGATCGTGATTGGGGAGCTGCCCCTAATCCACAGGACAGAACCTGCTCTCTCAATCTCATACGGGAAAGATGAAGCAGTGACAGACGCAACTGTGCCTATGTCAACAAGCTCATAGGGGTCTTCCACGTTGTCGGAAAGGCCGACTTCGGCCACAACCCCGACCTGGACATCTTCATTCAGATTGAATGGTCCGTCCCACAGTGGATCGGTTATGTAGTAAACCTCAGTGACAAAGATCGGGTCGCCGTCTTCGTTTACCTGCCCACTGTCAACAACTCTTTCCCTGGCGACTAGCGGTGGAGTGTTGATATCAGGCCGCTCAATAGCTGACCTTTTTACATAGATAGGATCGCCCACAGTCCAGCCATAGCTGGGATCACCGTTGACAGTGACACTCCCGATGGTTGTGCCGTTGCCCGTTACATCAACCTTGACGGGAGCAGCTCCTGCGGGCAGTTTTTGTGCGGGTTGGTCGAAAGTCGTCGCATCTAGCGATCCTCCAGCAAATGTTGGAGATAGTCGTTTGATGACGCCATCTTTGTTTATATCTCTAGCGAACGCTTTGATAGTGTCTCCAACCTCCCAGCCACTGCCGCCACTCACCACACCTGTCACCTGGATGGTTGAGCCACTCCCACTAATCGCGACAGTTAAATCATTCGCTCCCGCAGGGTTTAGAGCAGTCTCAATGCTTTTTGAACCGACATAGGTGCCACTAGCCCCAAGGCTTGTGATGGCCGTTGCAGCTCCGCCTTCATAACCACGACGCAAAGCATCAGCGATTTCTTCAGAACTGATCCTGTACTCAATGACGCTGGTGCCAATCGATTTAACAGCTGCAACTGGTGTCTGAACTGATGACTCCAGCCCGTTGATGTTGACCTTGTATTCATTGCCATAGACGGCCTGCTTCACCCAAACCAGACACTCATGCGGAGACGGGCGCCCAGGGACTGGCGCAACCGCTGGGTCTGTCGCTGTCGGGGTATTGGTGTTCGTAATGAAGGTGTAGTCAGCAATCGTGACTGCCCTGATCTCCTGCTGAGCACTGGTGACGGCATAAGGGCCAGCCCTCAGATAATCCATCGCCCCTGGGTCAAAATTGACGTTGACCGGAGTGCCATCAAGCTCAAATACCTTGATGTCGTCTTTTGTGATTACAGATAGGTATTCCTCTGTTTGATCCCGCAGGATCGTGTGAAAGAAAGCATCACCAAAGCCAGTTGAACTGACCTTGGCCAGTGTTCTGCTGCTATCCCGCTTACGCAGGCCTTCAGCAATAGATGACACCCCGTTGATTTGGATCTCGCCCTGGCTTGGATCCCGCTGTGGATCAGGCTGCTGACTCACCCCTTGGATCAGGTTGGGGATAGTTACCGCGACGTTTTTCATCAGAAGATTGAGTAGCCAGTGGTAACGCGACGATTCATCAGCCCTGTATGCGGCTGATACGTGGGGAATGCGTAAGGACCGCTGAGCATGTTTGGCTGCTCTTGCTCAAGCTCAATCCGCTCAAGCTCTGCCTGGGCGTCGGCTTCGTCCTTCGACGTGTACTTAAACAATGCGTCAGAGCCAAGCGTCCGATCTGAAAAGATCCGCGCTGCTCTGATCGTTGCCCATCGATTAAATGCTTCCGGCACCGAATCCCACGGCAACAGGAAGATCACATCAGCTTCAAGCGTGTCCAGATCGATCAGGAACGTTCGCTTAAGTAGGTCGTAAACCCTGACGCCACGTAACTGAAAACGACCGTTGTAGGCATAGCGATTAACCGAAAACCCGACGACGGACTCCGGCACCTTGATCACGCCGTCCTTGGTGTCGCGTTCAAACGGATAGTTGAATTCACTGTTCCAGCTCCAGCCCTTGGTCTGGCCTTCCTTATGGACTTCGAGGATCGTCCGCTGCGCAACGCGAGCATCTTGGATCTGCTCGTTCTCCAAGTTATCGATGGGCTGCTCGCCAATGTTCTCTAAGCAAACATTGACTGCTTCAAGCAGAGTGGTCCGGCCTTGGGTTTTCTGCTGTAACTGCGAACCCATAAGACATCTACGTGTGCGTTGAGCTTATTCTGACAAACACAAAAAAAAGGGCACCCGCCGGCACCCCTGTCTCCCCTACTCAGGTTCAGCTTACAGAAATAGCGCAAGCACACTCAGCACGAAGCTGACCCATCCCGAGAGCCTGACGGGCGACCATCAGATCGGATTGGTACTGAACACGGAATTCGTTGCCTGTGAGTTGCAATGAAGGGCTCAGAAGAGACACAACACCAACAGCGTCACGGTGGAACACGAAGCCGCGAACCTTGGACAGATCCTGTGCATAGTCAGGGTTCACATCACCAGCGACATTTGTATATGCAGGTTGGGTGACGTGGTTGCTGGAATACAGAGGGATGCCAGCGATGCGTGCAGTTTCGCCCTGAGCGATCGTGCCGTTGCCACCACCGAAGTCGGTGTTGATAGCGCGGGATGACTGCGTAATGCAGTAGTAATCGTCAGGAGAGAAGACCGCATACATGTTGTCGATCGAGACATCTTTGGTCTCGAAGCCAACGCGAGCATCGAAGATCGCATCAACCAACATGTCGCCACGGGCTTGACGTGTTTTGGCGTCAAAAGTAGCAGCGTTATCACCGAGATCGATGAGCTGGCCTGTACGTCCGGCGTTCAGAGGATCTTTTGCAAGAGGCTCTGTTGTATTACTAGCGGCGGCGTAAAGGATACGCGCAACACGCTTATCGTACTCGTAGGCTAAACTCCTGCCGAGCTCAGTTGTATAAATTTGGCGAATATCGTAAAAATTCATTAATTCATCAACCTGATAAATTGCTGCGTCAGCAATCATCAAGGCGTCAAGTTCAATCACTCGCTGATTAATATCAGAAGGATTGTTGCCTTGACCAAGGATTTGTGTGCCGGGCTGGTGATACCTAGCACTCATTTTCCCAGTAATTGGGAATGCAACAGAGCGCCCACCACGGATGTTGCGTTCACGGGTCTTGCCCTTGAAAACGCAGTTGGTCATGAACGCATCAAGAACCTCGGAAGAACCGAGCTTCAGGAACATGGCGCGATCTTTATCGACGCCAGTCAGTCCTGGTCCCCAGGTAGCAGCGTCGCCTTTGATCTGGCCTAAGCGTTGCAAGGCAACATCAGGAGGAGTAGCCATGATTAGTTTTTCGGAGGAATAGTTTTGGTTTTGTTTGACCGCCCATTCCTCCCTGGCTGCAAGTTATCCTTTCGGGCTTGCCCAGTTCCGGTTGCTGTCTAATGACAACTTACTAGAAGTCCGGTGAAGCGTGCAATATCATCGCCACCTTGTTTCTGTAAGCCTCATCAACATCGTATAAACGCTGACCTCTGTCGTTTCGTTTATTCATTGCATCAAGGACTTGCTGCTGACTTTGAAACACCTGCCTGTCAGCTGTTGGTGCTCCGCCCCCGTAGAGCTGTGGCTCTATGTCCTGTTGAATCAGGCTTTGCCTGGATTGCATTGACTTGAGTGCCCAGCGCACAGCTTCAACGTTGCCGGAATCGACTGCAGCGTTGTAGCTGGAGCGTTCCTGCTCAGACATGTTCTCTTTGCCCCAAGCACTGAGCTGGTCAAAGGCCTCTTGCCCACCAACCTCTTGGAGGATTGCAGCGGAGTCAGCATCTGACATGCCGTCGCCTGCTGCAGACGATCCCGCTTGTTGAGAGGAGACGTAGTTTTCCACAACGGTCTGTGGAACATTGAACGACTCAGCCAAAGCTGCGTAATGAACGCTGATGTCTTCGCCTTGGTCGGCTTGCCACATCACCTTGCCAAGGTCGAGACCTTTGCCAGCCAACGCTTCAACAGCGCCTTGGCCGTAGATCTCAGCTGCATCGGTCGCGCTATAGCTGCCCTCCTGTTGCGGCGCAGCGTCAGGCTCCGCTTGTGGAGTCGCCTGGGGCTGTTCTCCTGACTGTTGCCCCATCTTCCGCTGTAGCTCGGCATAAGCCTTGGCCAAATCTTGGGGACTCTTGAACTTGCCGAGGATCGCTTCTTCTTCCTGAAGCTGTTCCTGTTCCTTGGCAAATTCTTCGACAATGCCTTCTTGGCCGGGGCCGACCATTCCACCTTTTTCACCTTCAGGAACAGTCAGCTGAGGTGAAGTATCGAGCTGAGATCCTTCAACAAAAGGCTGAGGATCAGCCACTACTGCTCTTCCGATTTCAGGGCTCATTGAGGTTGTTGTTCAGGGGGTTGTTGTTCAGCCATGCCAATTTCTTGCGCTGTTTGCGCAGCATTGGCAAGGTTTTGTGGATCAGCCATTTTTGACTGCATCATCATTGCTTGTTGCTGTTGCTCTTGTGCTGCTTGTTCTTCTTGAGCTAGCTCCTCTTCAGTCTTGATTAAACCGAGGGTATCAATGCCCATGGAATAAGCCAAACGTTTAACTAACTCATTTGGTTTGACATAAGTCTGCAGCCCTTCTGGCCCCATTGTCTGACCAATAGTGGTGGTAAACCGCACCAGCTGCTCTAAATCGTTGCCACGACCAACAGCTGCTAAGCCAACCGTCATCACTGGCTTGACCAACTCCTTGGGCAGCTTGGCGATCTTCCCCTCACGCTGCAAAATGTCCAGCTTGCGCGAGACATATGGCACCTGGAAAGTGGTTTGCAGCACGCTGTAAACAGAGCCCAAGCTGTTCTCAATCTGCAGCGCCTGCAAGCGGACTTCTTCGGCAGTTGTGCGCTCACTATCTCTTACATCGGCCAGCATGAAAGCCTGTGACAGCCTGGCTTCGATCTGTTGCTTGCCCTGCATCGCGACCTGGAGGTCGGCGGATTTTTGGACTTGAAGCGCGAGCACATCGTTCGGGTCTCCTGTCACGAACGAACCGTTCGGGGCGTTCGCCAGATTCGCCGCTTTGGTGACACCTGATGGCTTCACCAGGAACAGGACCTTGCTGCTAGCCAGGCTGCCTTCAGCAATGGCTTGGCATAAGGCTTCAACAGTCTGTAGATCAGCAATTGCAGCAGTTTCGACGTAACTAACGCCGTATTGCTGACCATCAGCACGGATCATGGTCAGAGGCAGCCATGGGCTGACATCTTCTGGCCTGCTGAACTCAGTGCCAGGGATGACTTTGTTATTTACCTCTTGGTGCCACTTGACCGTACCTTTCTTGCCTTGGCCATTCCGCTCCCAGGTGATCCGGGTATAAATGCGAACCGTGTCACCGTTATCCCGACGTGGGACAGGGTTAACGATGTCTTCAATCATCCCTGAGGTGATGTCGTCATCGTCGTCTTTCGCACGAACCATCTCCTGAATTTTCTCAGGCAATGTTTCAATGGCCAGCTGCTCGCAGATCACAACTTCCAACGGGTTGCCCATTGGATCCCGCTGACAGACGTAGCGGTTTAGATGAAAACAACGCAGGCCTTCTGGCGCGATATGCAGCAACGCATTACCGCCAACAATTAAATGCAGCAGCGCTTCATGGAAGACAACCCTGTCATTTGACGCTTCGATCTCTCGCAAGACCTGACGCTCAATCTGGCTTAAGGCCTGCTCAAAATCGCTTTTCTGTTCTGGGCTGACACCTTGAGCGTTTAGCTCTGCTTCATCCAATGAGAAGCGAAAGAACTGCTGCGTCGGAGGCAGCAAAGCAAGAAGCATCCGACTGGCAAGGTTCAGCACCCCGCGAGCACCGATGCCATTCCACGGCACCGGGAACGTCTCTTTGGTGTCAGCGACTGGCTCTGAACTGGTGGGGATCAGGTACGGAATCGTCAGCCGAGCGCAAGCTCGACCCCTGCTCAGGTAATAGTCCCTGTCAGAAGCAAGGTCTTCATAGCGTTGCGCTGCGGTTGATTTCATCAGATTGCAAGGTTGGGGCCTGACCCAGCAGAGTTGGACGTACCAGCAGCAGTGCTGATCCTTAGACCAGTGTTCTTAGGCTTCTTCTTGGTGGCAGCTGTTGTTGTTTGAGCGTTGGTTGGCTGATCAGTCATCTGCGCTGACGACGTATAAGACGAAGCGGCAGCAGCCCGACTGCTTTCTTCAGCGGCAGCAGCCCGCGATTGGTATTGCATGGCAAATTCCTGCTGTTGCTGTTGCGCTTGATCCATCTGCTGTTGCAGTGATGCAGAAAAATCTGCAGCCTGCGCTGCGCTTTGCTCCTGATACCGAGCAAGAGCTTCCTCTTGCCGTCGCATGTCTTCCTCGGAAGGGCCGACATATCTGACTTCAGGTTCCCGTGATCCGCCGCCGCCACACATGGTGATGCTCCTTTAGGTGATGTTGAGGCCAGTGCCTTTGGCAGAACTGCTTGCAGAACTGCCAATGCGAAGTGATTTCTTGCCATTGGCAGTGGCAAGCTCGCGTGACTTAGTGCCAATCTTTGGCGATTGAGCAACCTTTTCTGGCGGTGGAGTGCCAATCAAGGTTGCAAGTCTTCTTGCGTCTTCTGCAATGAGCGCTTCGTCTCTGGCATCAGCAATCCTTTCTTGCTCAATTGCCTGCATCGAAGCAGTGTTTTGCCGTAACTGAGATTGATAGTCAGCCTGAAGCTCACGAATCCCGCTATTCATCGATTGCTCGATGGCAGATTTCTGCAGCTCAAATTGCTGGTTGTAAGCGTTGTAATCAGGCTTCTCGATTGTTGCCCTTCGGCCACCACCACCACACATCAGCCGCCCTCCATTTCCATAACGACAACATCTGTTTGCTGATCTATCTGTTTTTGAGCCAGCCATTTCACGACTGATACCTGACCAGCGCGGAACATGATCTCGCGATCACTCCACTCCAGCTCAGGCGCTCGATCAGGGAACTCCGCGGCAAGAGCATCCACAAGCCTCTCATCAATTGGTGGGAGATAAGGCACTCTGCGTCGCCGTAGATATTGCCCATGGTATCTAAGCTTCAGTCAGAAACAAAGAAGTCATGTCTGATCAGCTAGCCAAGCTCAGCGAGATGCACGACCTTGTAATTGATCAAGTACTGGAAGATCTGCACAACGGTGATCGCCGGGCACGTCAAGAAGCAATGGCATTGCTGAAGAACAGCAACGTCACCGCTGTTGCAGCTGAAGGCTCAACTCTCAAGAAGCTTGCTGGCAAGTTGGACTTCTCAGAGATGAGCGACAAGGTTGTGC